GTTAATCCTCATGAGAGAAGTTACTCTGAGACAAGTAAATTTTTTAAATTTACTGATAAACTGTATGTTCCGTATAGACAAAAAAGATACCTCGCTGCTCACCTGTCAAGTCAATATGCATGGATGGAGACTTTACGTCTTCATTATCATATTAATGATACAGGTCGAACACGTTTTGAAATTGAAAAACTTGTGTTCGATAAACATTTTGTGGTAGTTGACGATGATTTTAGTAATAAAATCACGTTTGTACCGAAAAATGCAGATGAGCATCGCTCCATCGGAGTTGAGTTAAATGGTTCAATTATACTTCAGAAAGTTTTCGGAGATTTAATCCGTGACAAACTGAAGCATTTTGGCCTTGATCTCAACTCTCAATCTCGTAATGTGCATTTTGCTAGGGTTGCTAAAACCTTTCAATTTGCCACAGTTGATATCTCTAACGCAAGTAATACTTTGTGTAGAGAAACTGTGAAACTCCTTATCCCTCATGATTGGTTCGTCCATTTGGACTGCTTACGCAGCCATTATGGATCGTGCAAATCACTGAATTACACTACTAAATATAGTATGTTCAGTTCTATGGGGAATGGGTTTACATTTGAGTTGGAATCGCTGATTTTTTACGCTATTTCATTGGCAACCGTGATGGATGCTAATGGTTATAATTTAGCTCTTGCTAAGAAGAATGTGGCAGTCTATGGTGACGATTTAATCGTCCCACAAGAATGCTTACAGAATCTTACACATGAACTTAATTATATAGGCTTTAAAATCAACCCAGACAAGTCTTTTGGAAGTGGAAACTTCTTCGAGTCCTGTGGTAGCGATTTCTATGATGGGGTAGACGTTAGACCTTTTTTCTTAAAACGACAGATTTCTACAGTTAGGGATGCATATTTCCTATGCAATTCTATACTGTATAAATCTATTAAGACGCGTTCAGGGTTTTTATTTCCTGCGTACTTAATAGTTCTTAAATCCCTTAAGAAACTTGGAAATCCTGATGTAGGACCTATTCACCATTACGGTGAGTCCAACAAAAACGATTTTCGTGAAACTTTTGATGATTTAGAAGCTGTCTTACGCGTTCCACTTGAATACGCTCAAAAGCACGGAGGTGTTAAATTTAATTTAACTCTCTTTGCTTGGACGTATAGAAAGTGGGTTCGCGTCTCCATTGAAGTGCCCCTAAGTTTAAACAGACAGTATACCGTGCAAAGCGCACGTTACTTGACGTTTTTAGATGGTACTCTTGGAGGAAAAGTAGTCTATAGCGGAAAACAACGCCATAAACTGGTGAAACGTCATACATCCCAATGGGATGGTGCGTTAAGTCGACTAGATCTGGCCCTCTTAGGTGATTTATTCAATCACCGGGAGCTCCAGCTAGTCATTTAGCCCTAACGGGCGTCCTTTTACAATAAGTCCGGATACTCTCTATTTCTAGAGACCTCCCACACTTAAG